CTTCTCGCTGTGTATCGCTCAGATATAACTCGTTATAGATAAAATTCCAGTCATCTGTAAGTTCTTCCAATTTTATTCCGTCGACGTACATTGTGATACTTTTAATGATATGTAACGAAAGTTGATCAGGATAATTCGTCGTGTTATTTAGATTTGGCATCTTCAGTTTAATCCACATGTCACTCAATAAATCACCCATTTGGTTAGGGTTAAATTCAACCTTTACTGTTTTTCCGAAAGGCCAGTTTGCATCTGCGTCCATTTTGGTCACAGTCTTACATTTATGAAGTTTTGTAAAGTTCGAATATTGTTTTAGATCGTAATTAAATAAAGAATCTTCAGGGTCTTTGGAAAGGAGGTGTGTATCCTGCTTTCCAATAGCTTTAAGGGAAATTTTAGCAGCCTCACCCATATCTACTTACTGCTCACATATTTTTAATATCATTCTTCCACATCGTAATGTGACTGGTCTTCAACATTTTCTCTAGATCATCCTTCGCCTGTTTCGCTTCATCTAGCAGAGCCTTGACGCGCTCTTCAGTATACTCAACCGTCTTCGTGTTGAGGAGGTAGTCTAAGTTTCCATCAATCTTGGGGAAGATTGAAGACATCTCCGCCTCCAACTCCACCTTCTTTCTTTTGAACACTACCAACTTCCCCTCAATCACCATCGAGACAAACTTTGATTTATGGTCACACATCTCTGCTCGCTTCTCGAGTACATCGATGAGGTGTGCCTTCCGCTTCTTGTAGTGCTCGAGGCGAAGTTCCACAAAGTCTTGGAGAATCTCTTCGGGACTCGCATACTTGTGAATACCCTTTGTAGGGTGGAACAGATGCATATTGGAGACACGAAACGTCTTTCTCAACTTGAGATCCTTGGTGAGGTCCTTGCCTACATAGTCCATGATTTCGAATTGGACATCTTCAGTAGTTGAGTTATTGACGAATCCCCCAATCAATTTCTTCTCCACGAGACCATCGAGGTATTCCTTATAATCCTGTGTCCAGCGACCTGGTGGTAGTTCAGTCACGACAATATTCCTTCCAGACCATTTCCACACACCTTCCATCATCCATGTATCATCCTCCTTATGAACAACCCCCTTGAAACCCCTGAACCAAGGTCGCATGGGGACAATCTCGTCACCACTCAAAATCCGCTTGATGTTCTCCTTGATGTCATCTGGATTGAATGGTGGCACATAGCAACTAAATCCCGTCCCAATACCTTCTGTCCCGTTCACGAGAACCATCGGGAGAGTGGGCATGTAAAAGTCTGGTTCGATTGAGCGACCATCATCGTCCAGGTAGTTGAGGATGGCGTCATCCTTGGGATCGAAGAGTTTTCGAGCCTCTTTGGTGAGCTTCGTGAAGATGTACCTCGTCTGAGACGCATCCTTACCACCCATGAGTCGTGTACCGAACTGTCCACAAGGTTCGAGGAGATTAATGTTGTTCGAACCTGTGTAATCGTTCGCCAATTTCACAATCGTCTCCGCGAGGGAAACTTCACCGTGGTGGTAGGCACTCTTTTCAGCCACATAAGCCGCCAGCTGTGCCACCTTCATTTCATCACGAAGATTCTTCTGGAAACAGGCGTACATCACCTTCCTTTGTGAAGGCTTGAGTCCATCCGCCACATGGGCGATGGATCGCTTGAGGTCCGCGAGACTGAAATTCACCAAGTCTTTGTGTACAAAGTCAGTGATATCCAACTGCTTCACATCACCATACGGAACCTCGAGTTGGTCAGCATCTTTGGCAGTACTCTCAAGAAGCCACGACTTTCGCGCATCAGCCTTCTTCTTGTCAAAGGCGAGAACGATGGAATCATCAGTCATCGTATCCATGTCAAACTTCACAGTGAGGTCCTGAATCTTCTTGAAGTATTCCCGCGCCTCGGCACTCGTGGAGGTACCCAAACCCTTGTAGTACTTAATTTTCCACCCCTGTTTCCCGTCACCGTACCATGTACGGAAAGCGGAGTCTGTATAGAAGGACTTGGTTTGTGAACCCTTGCTTGCTTTGATGATTGGGGTCACCATCGAAACCACAAAGTTCAGTTTCAAAAGACTGGGCCAGAAGTAATGGATCATGTTGAGGATGAGACCCTTGATGTGGGATCCATCATTATCCGCATCGGTCATGATCATGAGGCGACCGTAGCGAAGCTCGGAAGTATCTTTGTACTCCTTACCCTGCTGAAGTCCGAGGATCTTCTTGAGGTCGTTGAACTCCTGGTTAGATGTCAACTGTGCCACAGAGACATCTCGCACATTCTTACACTTACCGCGAAGTGGGAAGACACCATAGTGGTCTCGACCCACCACAGAGAGACCGGCGACAGCGAGAGTCTTTGCCGAGTCACCCTCCGTCACGATGAGTGTACACTTCCCAGAATGTTTCGTACCCGCGTGGTTCGCATCATCCAGTTTGGGAATACCAGTGATCTTAGACTTGCGAGTGCCATCAGACTTTGCGAGTTCTTTCATCTCTTTGAACTTCGAGAGTGCCAGAAGTTCATCGGCGATGCCAGTTTTGAGAACATTCTTGATAAAGTTCTTGGGTGGTTCAAATTTACTTCCAAAGTTGGGAGACTTCGAAGTACACTCAGACTTTACCTGACTCGAGAAGGTTGGGTTCTCAAGGGTTGCTTTGACAAAGATGTTGAAGGTATTCTTCACCTGTTGAGGTTTTAACTTAATCTTCTTCGCCATCTCATCGATGATACCATTGGCGATGAGGTTCGCAGCATGATCGACATGGGTTCCACCCTTATTGGTGCAGAGACCATTCACAAAGGAAACTTGTTCCATACCATTCTCCGACGGCCCGATACACACCGACCATCGATCCCCGTTGACACAAGTCACCTCTTCGACACCTTCATGCATTTTGGCGTAAGCTTCAAAGTTTTGTTTGGTGAGAATGTCACCATTGAACTTCACTTTACAGTTTTGGGTCGTACAGATGTTCGCATCCCAAACTCGTTTCTGGAAAATGCTGTAGATGGTTTCGTCCATCTTGGACATTCCAAACCTCTTCCACTCGGGTGTGAAAGTGATAGAGACGGAGGACGTGGCACCCGAGTGTTTTTTGATTTTTGGTGGGTCGCAGACAGTCATATTCTTCGACCACTTCTGGGTATAGGTCTGCTTCGTCTCATGGTCCTTGATAGCGATTGAAAACTCGGTGGAATATATGTTCGCTAACTTGGCACCGTAGCCATTGCGACCACCGACAATCCTCTTTTGTGTGTCATCATAGTTGGTACTCGTGAGGAGGTGACCAAAGACAAGTTCGGGGTTCCAGATACCCTCCTTCTCGTGCATCTTTACAGAGATCCCACCGAGAGGGCCATTGTTCTCGATAGTCACCGAGCCACTCTCCTTGTCAATAGCGACAGAGATGGAATTGACCTGTTTGGGATGGAGAGAGTTGCGGTCGATGGCGTTGACGAGGATCTCATCAAAGATTTTCAAGAGAGCTGGGGAGTACTTCAAGTTCTTCTTCTCGAACTTTTCACCATTGAGAATCCAGTAGGGTTCTGTACCCAATTCAACTGGACCGACATAGGAGTCAGGTCTCTTGAGAACGTGTTCGATATGGGTGAGTTTTTGGACACTTTCCATACTTTCTTAGTTTTATTACAACTCAAAACTCTAACTTAGGTTGAATTTAAAAATAAACATCATATACAAAATATATGCTCACCCTCGCCTCCGTCAAGCCTGTTGTCAAACTCGAGAAGCGTATCAACAAAGTTGTCGTCAAATCAGCTGTGAAGGTCATCGACAAGGTTTACATGGACAGGGACTATGCTCGGTTCTATGTCCTCGAGACGGTCGCCCGTGTCCCATACTTTTCGTTTGTGTCTGTTTTACATTTGTACGAAACCCTCGGTGTGTGGCGTAAGGCTGACTTCTTAGAGACGCACTTCGCACAGACAATGAATGAGTACCACCACCTTCTCATCATGGAGGACCTGGGTGGTGACGAACGCTTCGTTGACAGATTTTTCGCACAGCACACAGCGTTCGCGTACTACTGGTTGACATGTCTTCTATATGTGGTGTCACCGAGGATGGCCTACAATCTCTCCGAACAGGTGGAGGAACACGCCTATCACACCTATGATGAATTTCTCAGACAGAATGGAGCGAGTCTCTCCCTCGAGCGTCCACCAGCTGTGGCTTCGAACTACTACGATGATGTCAACAACCTATATGACGTTTTCGAGAATATCCGAAACGACGAAGGTGATCACGTGAAGACGATGCAGGACTGTCAAAACTTTCTTGAGGTAAAGTAAGAGATGTACCTCTACCTGATAGCCGCCATCTTTGTACTGTTCTTGATGATGCAAAATAAATCGAGGGGTATGAACAAGTCTATCGAGAAGCTTGTTCGTCAGTCTGCGAGGTATGCTACCGCAGCGCAACAAGATAAGTCCCCTGTCGTGGCAATTCTTCACGCCAACTATGCGGCGGCGTACCTCTATGCACTCAAGGACATCGCTACCGAGTCTCAAATCCACAACGCTACGGGTATAGATGTCAAAAAGTTCAAGGAGCATGTCATCAACGTTCAGGATGCGGTTACCAAGAAGACTACAGAAACGTGCCCCGATTTCGCGGGTCAGGTTGACATTTACCTGGCTGAAATCGGAGGAGAAGCCTAAGTGGAGATGTAAAATTGTAAAAATCAAGAAATCAAAAATGGAAGTTATCCGTGATCACCTTTGGGACCGTTGCCTCGCTGATGCGACTAAAATGCACCGCATGAGCGAACCAGATGAGAGATGTGTTCAACTCGCCAACGCGACTTGGATTATGAAAAAGAAGTACCTCGAACACGAGAAGAAGAAGCAGAGTAGACAAATTGTCATACTTTCCAAAATCCCCGAGGTTGTGAACGAGTCGAGAACCAGTAAGAGAATTTGTTGCGCGACGACGATGTCTGGAAAGCCGTGCTCATTCAAAGCGGTGTGTGGTGATTTTTGTAAAAAACACAGCGTCAAGAACGCGATACTCGGAGCAAAAGTCGATTTGAGCAAAATTAAAATCAATGACTAATAGAAAGATGGTGTTAGATCAGGAGAGTCTTAGACCTGTAATAATAGCGATGGCAATCTACATCTCTGTCAGTACACTCGTACCTCGTATTATCAAGAAGCCGGTCGGTATTCAAGTCATCGATGATCTCGTAATGAAACTTATCGCAGAAAGAGATTCAATGATGACTGGTGCTATCCTCATTGGCCTCATTGTCCTTGCCACTAACTACATTCAGGATGAACTCATTTAAAACATTCTCTCGTCCCACTAATTTCTTTGTGTGTTCGTGATCCATTACGCGAACGCGATTATCATACGCATGTCTCATGTACTCCAAGAGTTGGTCAAAGTTTGGGTCTCCCCAAACCATACCCTTTTTGAAGAGGAAATCATCCTTCTCCAACTCTTGAAGTCCACACTCGATCGTATACGGTGTTTTGATATATTCGGGTGCACCACCATAGTTTGTGATGATCACAGGTTTATCTCTCATGGCTGCTTCAACGGCACCCATCCCCACACCCTCGGAATGTGAAAAGCTCACGTAGCAATCTGATTGATTATGTATTTCATCCATTTCTTCATCCGTGATGAGACCGTTGATGACCTCAACTCTAGGAAGTTGAATATGTACATCCGTCTTAGCGGTAGCTTTTATTACGAGACGTGTATTGGGTTCGTTTAGACGAATGAATGCCTGAAGAACTTCGCGAAACTTTTTACGGGGATCCATGATATTCCCGATGTGATAGAACGTATACGGTTTTTCGGGGGGTTGTGGTACGTGCGCGTGGATCACATAGAAATCATTTTCAGGAAACTGTCGAGAAAGAACCTTTTTACAGAATTCGCTCGGTACAGCGACTCTCTTAAACTCATTCATGAGCAGGCCATAGTCTTCGTGGACAGTCTCCGTTTCACATACAGTCATGCATGCGAGGTTTTTTATACGCCGCTTCGCATGTTTGAGATACTCCAGATGTTCGGGAATCGGAAGCATAAAAATCAGACCATTATCACATTGTGGAAGTTCTTTCCCAATAACATAATACACAGAATTAACTCCAAAAAGTCGCGTGTATTTTTTAGCATGTTGACCAATACCCGTGTTTAGAGCAGGACCGATGATGATCATTATGTTTAAAGATAATCTTTCTTTTATGTATAGTAATATGGATTCTCTACGCAAAGAGATTGAACAGGAAATACAGCGCAGCCGCCTTGACAAGGGGCGTCTGTACGACCTTCTCTTGAAGATCATCGACAACGTAGGCACCAGTGGCACTGGTGCCCAGGGACCCCCAGGCCCCCCAGGTCCCCAGGGTGTCCCAGGTCCTCAGGGTGGTAGAGGTCTCACTGGTGAGTGCAAATGTAAGTGTGTAACAACTGATGCTGCACCCACTAAGGCTGTTCCCAAAAGGGCTCCCGCTAAGAAGAAGGTTGCGACCGCTTAAATATATATAAAGTTGTATCCCCCATTATAAATACATGTTGGCTATTGCACCATTGCGTATTTATAACACGAGTGAAAAACATTGGCGTCAGTATTCACCTGAAACACCCAGGCGTCCCATCATCGTGAAAGCGGCTTCTCATGTGAAAGCTGAGAAGCTAAAGGTGGACATTGAAGTTGAAAAATTGAAACTGGAACTGAAGAAACACAAGGAAGCTGAACAGAAAATTAAGAGGCATGCGAAGTGGATGTTGCGCTCAACTCAGTCGGCTCATAAGGATGCACAAGATGTCATCGAGATCATTAAGGACTTATATGGTGAAGATGCATCTGAATAAACTTTAAAATGTGAATTATATATATGGGGCAAAAAACACTCAAAGTTGATAAAATTATACCCGAAGGTAATGCGTTACATATTTCCTCGAACCTCGAAGTCAGTAACATCAACTTTACGGGGTCCTTCAACCAGAATGGAACACCCTTCGAGTCCTCTCCGTGGACAACCACAGGGGATGACCTTTCCTATACGACTGGAAAGGTTGGTGTAGGGACCTCAAGCCCTGACGCTAACCTCCACGTCGAGGGTAACGCGTATGTGTCCTCGAACCTCGAAGTCGGTAAAACGACTATATCAACATTATCCGTCGGGTTACCACCTGTCTCGTGGGCTACGAGTATAGGTGGAACGGGCAACGACAACGGAAAAGAAATCGCCACGGATAGTGGTGGGAATGTGTACGTGATTGGACATTACAGTGGTAGTGTCACTATCGGGTCTACAACATTAACCAGTGTAGGTTCTACTGATGCATTCGTCGCCAAGTATGACACAAGTGGTACAGTTCAATGGGCTACGAGTATAGGTGGAACGATTAATGATTTTGGATATGGTATCGCCACGGATAGTGGTGGGAATGTATATGTGACTGGAACCTACTTTGGTACTGCCACTTTCACGTCTGGTACGACATTAACCAGTACAGGTTCTTTTGATGCATTCGTCGCCAAGTATGACACAAGTGGTACAGTTCAATGGGCTACGAGTATAGGTGGAACGGGTTCTGAAGATGGATATGATATCGCGACGGATAGTAGTGGGAATGTATATGTGACTGGAATCTACTTGGGTACTTTCACTATCGGGTCTACAACATTAACCAGTACAAGTTCTTATGATGCATTCGTCGCCAAGTATGACACAAGTGGTACAGTTCAATGGGCTAAAAGTATAGGTGGATCGGCGGGCCCCGATTATGGATATGGTATCGCGACGGATAGTAGTGGGAATGTGTATGTGATTGGAAGATACTACGGTAGTACTATCACTTTCGCGCCTGGTACGACATTAACCAATGCCATTGATGGTACTAGTGATGTATTCGTCGTCAAGTATGACACAAGTGGTACAGTTCAATGGGCTAGGGGTTTCGGTGGATCGAATAATGATTTAGGATATGGTATCGCCACGGATAGTAGTGGGAATGTGTATGTGACTGGAAAATTCTACGGTGATAGTGTCACTATCGGGTCTACGACATTAACCGGTACGGATTTTGATAATACATTCGTCGCCAAGTATGACACGAGTGGTACAGTTCAATGGGCTAGGGGTATCAGTGGAGCCACTGCTGGAGATGGTATCGCCACGGATAGTGGTGGGAATGTGTACGTGATTGGACATTACAGTGGTAGTGTCACTATCGGGTCTACAACATTAACCAGTGTAGGTTCTGCTGATGTATTCGTCGCCAAGTATGACACAAGTGGTACAGTTCAATGGGCTAGGAGTATAGGTGGAACGAGTACTGATTTTGGATATGGTATCGCCACGGATAGTGGTGGGAATGTATATGTGATTGGAACCTACGGTGGTACTGTCACTTTCGCGTCTGGTACGACATTAACCAGTACAGGTTCTTATGATGCATTCGTCGCCAAGTATTCCCAACCCAAATACCTTCATATAAACACAGGAATAGAAGTGGGTACGGCCAACCTCTCCGTGGATACGGTGAGTGGGAGGGTTGGTATCGGAACATCCACACCCGGGTACACTCTAGATGTTCAAGGTGACCTAAATGTTTCTGGAACCACGACGAATGTTTCGGATAAGAGATTAAAGTCCAACGTACACGTGATTGAGAATGCACTTGAAAAGGTTGGTAAACTCTCGGGATACACATTTACGATGAATAATAAACAAAACGCTGGTGTGATTGCTCAGGAAGTTTTGGAAGTGTTACCCG